GAAGCTTCATCCGCAGTGCGGAGTAGAACTTCCACGCTTTACCGCCTTGAACCGTGATGGGGTCGCCGTAGCCACGCGTGTTGATGGCGGAACGGATCTGACTAATCCCAATGACGGATGAGTTTGTCTTGTTGATGCGCCCTTTGAGCTTGGGCAAGAACTGCGACCACACGGCAGCGTTCATACCAACACGGCCCTGGTCTGCGGTCTCAGCCACTGACTTCTCAAAGTACGCCTTGGGAACGCCAGCACCCACAGAATCGAGCACGATGAGATCAATACCGGCTGATGCCATGGTCCAAAGGATTGCGATGCCCTCGTCCAGCGTGTCGGGCTGACACAACATGAACCGATCCGGGTCTCCGATGGGGACACCTAGTGCGGCAGCGTAATCGGGAACAACCTCGTGCTCCCAGTCGATGTAAACGCAGGCCGCGTTGAGATCGTTGTTGAGGGTGGTCGCCGCCGCCGTTAGTGCGATGGTGGTTTTGCCTGAACCCTCGTGTCCGTACAGGTTCAGGATCTTGCCCTTGGGTAGTCCCGGGCAAGGAGGGACACCATGACGGTTTGGCTTTCCACCAATGAGGTAGTCGATGATCATCGACCCCGTGGGCAGGTGGGGCAAAGATAGTTTGGCAGCTCGGGGATCGAGATTGGACTCCCAATCGTTCGATTTGAGCGCCTTGTTCAACATGTCACGCGCTTGGCCTAGTTTGCCTCTGCCGCCCGTTTTCGCTGTGGCTTTTTTGGTGGACTTTTTGGTGGCCTTTTTGGTGGCCTTCGGGGGTTTCTCGGTCTTTGCTTTCGCCATTGGTATTCCTTTTACGCCATCGACCAGAGAAAGAAGCGCTCAGACTCTCGGTGCAGAATGCCCTTGAGTTCTGTCTTCCCGGCCTTTTTACCGCGTGTGTATGTGTGGATTTCGGTGAAGGTTCGGGCTTCAACGGGGGTGAGGTCATCTTCGGTCAGGAGGTTTGCGTACAGCTCCCAGAACCGACCAGCCGCTTGAGCGACATGATAGGCATCTGCCTCGTTGTGATCCCACTTCCCTTTGCCGCCCGTATCGTCTTTAGCTGCATCCACCATGTCCGCTTTGCTCATCTTCCATGAGCGAGGAAGCCCACGGATCTCTTTCGCAAACGACTTGACTTGAGGTGGCGCAAAAAAGATCACATCTTGTCTGTGACCTCGGATCGATTCCAGGCAGAACAGGAACAACCCGTACATGCCTTCGGAGTAGTCTTCGTTGAAGACGGGGTGCTCGATGCCCATAGCATCAGGCTCCAACTCTTCGATCAGTTCATCCAGGCAATCTCGCAAATGGAGATAGCGCGAAATGTCATCAGGGAACTGACGCTTCTTGGTTTGAAAGCGTCCCCGGCTGATGCACCGCTTAGCCCCTTTGGCTTCGGTGTCATGGAAGGCCCACCCGAAGGCGGTAAGAGAGGGGTCCAGACCGAGAATCCTCATCTGGACCCCTCAGAGCCACCTAGTCGTCCAGCATGGAACCAATGAGGTCTTCAACCTCACCAGCACCCGCTGCCGTTCCACCCATCGCACCCGTGGGCGATGCGACATCAAGTCCCATACGCTCACGAAGCTGATCAACGGTCAGGTCAAGCCCAAGCTCGCGTCCCAAGCCCGGTGCCAGCGAACGAGCACGCTCAATGACGAACTGAGCCAGTGCTTGGCCCTCCGCACTGGTGGACTTCAACATCGCTTTGAAGATGTTGTCCTTGGCGGGCAAGAAGTCGAACTTCTGAAAGCCCGGATCCGTGCATTCCGCCGACACGTCCCAATCCCACATAGGATAGCCGCTCAAGTGCATCTTCTTGAACCGCTCGTACTTGTCGAGCGAAATGATCCACGGGAGCACCTGCGGCTTGGAGCCGAAGAGAGAAGCCTTCGTGGGCTTACCCTGCTCTAGTGGCCACACCACTACGACCGTAGCCACGCCGGTCTTGGCGGGCTTACCGATGATCTTTGCGAACTCCGGTCCCTTGTCCAAACAGTAGAAGCTACTTCCGTTTGCTTGAACGTAGTGACGTGGTGCCGCGATGAACTTCGGGGTTAGTGACTCATCGGGAGCACCGTCGGCTGGTGAAAGGTTGTCGATGGTGAAATCGGTTCCCTCTTCCATGCCGGGCCATAGTGCGAACCCGATCCGGTAAGTTACTCCCTTTTCGCCTTTGAACTTTTTGGCGCGGGTTGCGATTGCTGCATCGTTTTGGCCGAAGCCGAATGATTGAAAATCTGACATTTCTTTTTCCTGTTTTGGTTACAATGGCGTGTCTAAAAGACTAGGCCGGTGTGTTTGTTGTACCCCGTTCGGGGCGTGAATGAATCAGTCGTCAGCAAGGCTTGAGATGAGGTCTTCGATAGATCCCTCATCTGGGTGTTCGGGGATGTCCCCCTCTGGGGGGGACGGATCGAACGAATCAAGGAAGTCATTTGCGTCTGCCTCGGGGACATCCCCTTCGGGAAGATTACCTTCAGCATTGTCGTCAGGGATAATCACCTCACCAGGGTCATAGGAGGGATCGTCAGATCCGTCCGTAACTTCGGGCTCGGGCTCGGGTTCTTCTTTGTCCAAATCGGAGGGAGAGAACTCCAACACTGTACCCACAGTGGGTGACGGATCATTATGGGCGTCGACCGTCTCGACAACCTCTTCCTCCTCGACCAACTCCTCGGTCGAATCCTCCTCTTCGTCCTCGTCCTCGTCATCATCATCAAGGTCGGCGCTATCGCCAAGAACATCGGTGAGAAGCGAATTGATCTCAGCAACACTGTCGTCCATGGCGGCAGGTGGTGCGGACTTGCCCCACCGTGCTCCCATCCCAAGGTCGTGCTCGATCAGTTTCATCTGATCACGCATCCGACCTTGGATGTCTTTGAGGTCCGTTCGTTTGGACTTGATGACGATCATCAGGATCTCCAAGTCTTCCGCTTTGGCGGAAAGCTCCTCGATGCCTTCAATCATCTCGCGTAGTTGAACGTCGGCTAATGCCTCACGCTCTCCTTGAGATCGACCCATCCGACACTTGGGGTCGTTGATCATCAAGTCGCGGCGCTCTAGTTCGTACAGCGTGCGCTTAGCACGGGCTCTACGTTTGAACCAATGCAAGTCTTCGCTCCCCTGGAGGAAGAGTTGCTCAACACGAGTGAGCAAAGCCCGAACCTTGGCGATACGGTTGTTGAAACGAATGGGCCCGTAATCAATAGGATTCGGGTCGAGCTTGACCGCCATCCCTTTGAGTTCGCTGTAGACCAGCGTCAGACGCTCATGGTCAACAACGGGAACGGGCTCGCTTGCTAATTTACTCGGACTCGGGATCGGAGGCATCGGAGGTCTTTCCCATCACCTTCTGGATAAGGCGCCCGTAGTTGTTTTTCACAGAACGGGCGGTGTCGTTGAAGTAGGTATCAGAGATACTGCCGTTGCAGGCAGCGGACTCTAACGCAGCAATGTCCGCCGTCATAGCGACCATGTAGTGAGCTATACGGGCTTCCTTGAGGGTCATCCCCTGGACTGCGTTCTCGGCGTCCTCTTCGGCGTCCGGCATCGCGTCGGCCCCGGCGCCACCGTAATCGTTCTGAATGCTCTGCCAGCCAGCAGAGAAGCCTGCGAAGGAGTCGCCCCGCTGTCCCTTCACGGAACGGGTAGCAACGACTTTCGTGATCCGAATCTTGTTACGGATGTCACGAAGTTGGGTTTTGAGGTCATCGTTGGTATCAGCCATTTTGATTGTGTGCCCGATGGTCTTACGCGAGGGCTCCTAGTAGATGTACGCCAACAATGCTGCTTGTGAATCTAGGCCGCCAAGGACTCCAAAAGAGCCAGCAAACGGTCAGGGAGAAGGGTGTTACGAGCATCTACCCGGTTGTTGTCCACCGCTTTGCCCATTGCTGAAGGGTGCCCCACAAGGATCACCTTCTTCCGGGCTCGGGTGATGGCTGTGTAGATGAGATTGCGCTGAAGCTGCCTTCCAAAGCTGCTCACCCAGGGCATCAAAATCACGTCGTACTCCTGCCCCTGGCTCTTGTGGACCGTCACACAATACGCCATGCGCAAATGAGCCGGAGCCTCCTTGAACGTCATGCGGACATGGATCGTAGGTGGCCCCCAGATCTTGATTTCGACAATCTTGGCCTTTTGGTCCAACCGAACAACCTTGCCGACATCTCCATTGAAGATCTCGTATTTGTAGTTGTTCTTGCTGACCATGATGCGGTCGCCTTCACGGATGGTCTCGGCTCCCAGCCGCATCTCCTTCAAACCCGGCTGCTTCGGATTGAGCAAATCACGAATGCGCAGGTTCAAGTTCGTCACTCCCAACTGACTGCCGTGGCGTGGGCTGAGAACCTGGAAGTTGATCTTCTTGTCGTAGAGCTTCTTGACCGTGGCCGTCAGGGCCTCTTGGATCTTGGTCTCATCCCGAACCTCTGCGAAAGTGAAGTCCTTGCTCTTTTCGGGGAACGTAGGAACCGTACCGCTGTGGATTGCGTGGGCAGCAAGCACGATGTCGCTGGCCTCATCCTGACGGAAAATCTCCTGAAGGTCCGTCACCGGGAAGACCTGGGACGTGATCATGTCCCTCAACACGTTGCCGGGGCCGACACTGGGGAGCTGAGCCGCATCTCCTACGAACACCATCCGGCACTTCTTGCTCGTGCAAGTGAGCAACCGGAACAGAAGGTGCTGATCCACCATCGAACTTTCATCACAAATGACGACCTTGGCCGGGTGCGGCTGAGTCGCTGAGAAGCCCCAGAACTCGTTGGAGCCATCGGCCCCAACTTCCCCACTCGACATCCCGACAATGCCCGCATAGGTGGCCTCACGGTCTCCTCCGTCTTCGATACCCTTGGCTCCGAACGCACGGTGGATGGTGGATGCCTCAGCTCCAGTGACAGAAGACAGCCGTTTGGCGGCAATCCCTGTGGGAGCCACAAGCAAGAAAGGGATGTTGGCGTCCTGAAGGACTTTGACCACAACCCTCAAAGTGGTGGTCTTGCCGGTGCCGGGGAGGCCCGTGAGGATGGAGACCGGGTGCATCATCGCATTGACGGCTCCTTCAAGCTGGCGATCCGACAACTCCATCTTGCTTTGCGAAGACCACTCTTCGATGGCCGATGCCGCTACGTCGTGCAGATACGACGACGGCTCTTTCGCAATGACTTCGGTTTTAGGACCAACCGTTCCCAGCTTTTCGATGTACGCTTTGTACTCCTCTTCGTCATCGAGACCGGCTGTGCGTACCCGGTCAGCCA